TGATGAACTCTTCGGAGAGTCGAATAAGGCTCTCGGCCCGACCCTCGGACTTATCGACTTGGAAAATCAGGGAGTCGCCGAGGCTATTAAATCATCAGCTTCTTATAGATTTATGGCTCGATTGGCGGTCCTGGCAAAAGACGAGGATATTCGTAAGGAAAAAGAAGAGTTCAATAAAACTAACTTCTCCTCGGAAGCTGACAGCGGCGGACTTCTCTTGTTTAACAAGAAGTTCGAGGATATCAAGCAAATACAGTCTAACCCATATACCCTCAAGAGCGACGAGCTCGACCACATCCGCACAAACGTATTTAACTACTTCGGAGTAAATGAGGATATCATACAAAATAAAGCTTACGGCGATAAGTTCACGGCTTTTTATGAGGGCTGTATCGAATGGTTCTCTATCCAGCTTTCCGAGGTCGTTACAAATATGATCTTCACAGTAGATCAACAGGGTTACGGAAACAAGATATTATTTACATCCTCAAGGCTCGCTTTTATGAGTAATACTGAAAAGCTCAATATATCCGAGAAACTTCTCGATAGAGGAGTCTTATCCATTAATGAAGTTCGTGAGATATGGAACCTTACCCCGATCGAGGGCGGCGACGAACACATAGTAAGAGGAGAGTACAAAAACACCGACGAGATAACCGAAGAGCCAACAGAGGAAGAGCCCGCAGCGGAAGAACTTCAAAATATTGAAGAATAACATTAATTTGATAAAATGCGATTAGGAGGATAAAAATAATGCCTATCAGAGATAACAGAGAGTATAGAAACTTCAAAGCTAACTTTATCTTTAGAAATGCCGAAGACCCCGAAGCAATCTCTTACGAGTTCGAGGGCTTGGCTTCCACTTTCGACGATCCTTATATGCTTTACGAGTATAAAGATCTTTGGGAAGGTAAGAAGGTCGAAGTCTGGGAGAAGGTCGACAGAGACGCTTTCGCCGAGGCCGATACTTCCGATACTGTTTTCCAGTACAATCACTGCGGCCACGTTTTTGCCAGGACTAAGAACGGAACGCTTAAGCTCGAGGCAACTGATACCGGGCTCGAAGTGAGGGCCGATCTTGGAGGAACTCGAGGCGGTAGAGATATGGCCGAAGAGATTAGGGGCGGTTATATCGATAAGATGTCTATCGGATTTACTATCGAAGAAAACGGCGATACAAAAGTTACCGAAGAGACCGACGAGAAGATTATCATCACGAGAACAATAACGAAGGTTAAAAAGCTCTATGACGTTTCCGCCGTAGACTTCCCCGCCAACCCCAATACAGATATTAACGCTCGCTCTATGGAGCAGGCCAGACAGGATTTTGTCGATAAAGCCTTATCGGATTTGAGAATCCAGAAGAGAAGAGCGGAGATTATAGAAAGGATCAAGTCTAACTATGGATATTGAAAAAATGACTAACGAAGAGCTTGATCTCAAGTTGAAGGAACTCGAAACCCGCTCCTCAATCGCTGACGAGACGGAGATCGAGGAAATTACAAAAGAGGTCGAAGCTATCGAGACCCGCAAAGCGGAAATCAAAGCCGAGTTCGAGAAAGCCGAAGAGGAGAGGAAAGCAATCGCCGAGGCTCCCCAGGTAGAAGAACCCGAAACAATTATCGAAGAAAGGATTAATATAACTATGGATCTTAAGGAACTTAGAAGCTCAAAGCAGTATATCGACGCTTTCGCTAATTATGTAAAAACAGGCAAGGACGAGGAAGTTAGAGGACTTCTCTCCGATATGGTAGACGGTGGAACAATCCCCACGCCTACACTCGTACAGGAATATCTTGAAACAGCTTGGAGCCGTTCGAGAATCGTCGACAAGGTAAGAAAGACAAACTTCAAGGGTATTTTGAAAATCCCTTATGAGATCTCAAGCTCTTCCGCTGTCATTCATACCGAGGGAACAGACGCACCCGCCGAAGAGGAACTTTTAACTGGTTCCGTACTTGTTACGCCCAAAATGATAAAGAAATGGGTTTCTGTATCAGATGAAATTATAGCGACTCACGACTCCGGCGAGTTTTTGAGATACGTATATGATGAACTTACATTCAGAATCGTTAAGAAGCTTGATGAAGAAATTGCAGCTCAGGTTATGGCCGCTTCTTCTCCCTTCGTTGATTCCGTTGATATTTCAGCCGTTGACGCTAAAACAATTCTTCAGGGCTTGGCTCTTCTCTCTGATGAAGCTAACGAGCCCACAATCGTTATGAATAAGAGCGTTTTCTTCAATCAGTTTATGGGCCTTCTCGATCAGACCGACAGACCTATTTATGAAGTTCTTCTCGATAACGAGAAGAAGCCTCAGTATTTCCTCAATGGCTGTGAGGTCGTTTTCGATAACGTAAACTTCAAGGCTTCCCCCGAAGCTGGCGACCCGATCGCTCTCGTTGGAGACTTCGGCGGAGTAGTCGTAAACTTCCCTAACGGTGATGATGTATCTATCCTTTATGATCCCTATACATCCTCCAAGGAAGACAAGAATGACGTTGTTGCAAAGCTCTTTGCTGGTATCGGAGTAGTCAAGCCCGCAAGCTTCGCTCTTATCGGCCTCGAGGCTGGCGGCTAATATAAGCCTTCTTAAGTAGTCAATATAAAGATCTCTCTTGTTGTTTTCCCTCCGGGGTTTATCTCGGAGGGGAGACAAAAGAGAACTAACGGAGATTTAAAAATATGACCCTTAAAGATTATGTATACTTTCAAATCGGGCTCGCTGGCAATACCGACACCACTATAAGCGATTCGGTCGATACTCTTATCGAAGCAGCTATTAACGACTTGGCTATGGCTGGTACTATCACATTTGATAGTTCAAACGTCGATTCAATCGTTAAAGAGGCTATTGCTACTTTCGTAAAGATGAATTTTGTCGACTTATCGACGACAGCGGAGCGGGAGCAGTTCGGGAAGATATACGATAATCTTAAGACCCGTCTCACTATATCCAGGACTTACAGAGCCCCCGAGGTTGAAGAAATATGAGGATAAATAGCTTCGCCAACTTAATAAGCAGGACGACAGCCACGACCCTTGACGATCTCGGCCAGATGATCGAGACCGTTACCACTTCGAAGGTTCAAGTCACTGAAAAGCCAATCTCTTCGAGCGAGTTTTTCAAGGCTCACCAAGAAGATATACAGGCCTCCGTTTTGCTCGAAATGTCTCGCTTCAAGTACAACGGCGAGAACGAAGTCGAGTATAATGGTCAGACTTACGAAGTATATAGGACTTACCCGCTCGGAATCTCAAAGATAGAGCTTTATCTATCCGAAAGGAAAGGGCTCGACTAATGGCTAAATATAACGACTTTCAAAAGCAGATGATTGCAATATTGGACGCCGTTGAAGGTGAGACCGGAAAAGCTATAAAAGCAGGATCCGAGGAGGCCGCTATATTAGTAACGCAGACCATAAGAGATAAAGCTATGAGTTATTGGCCCAAGTCTAAATATCCCAAAAATTGGGTTTATGAAGAGGATAAACACGGCTATATTATTCACAATAAGAAAACCTATCGGCTTGCTCACTTGCTGAATAACGGCCACCGAGTATTTAACAATCAAGGGGAATACGTCAAAGACTCGAAAGCTTTTCCGCATATCCCCTCACAAAAAGAAGTCGAAAAAGTATCACTTGAGATTATGTATCGGAGGTTAAATCAGCTATGACGATCAAACAGTTAATATTAGATCTGAAAACTGCGACGGGCCTCCCTTGCTTTTATCAGGTAGTTCCCAACGGTACAAAGCTCGACTTTATTTGTGTTAGACGAGAGTCGGCAAGCTACGATCCAGCCGATAACATAGGCTATCAGCTTATAAGTCATTATGTAGTTGAACTCTGTCAGGCTTTCCCAAGGACGGAAACAGCAGAAAACGCAATCCTTAAATACTTCGCAGATAATTATATAATCCCCGAGATATCGGAAGACTACGACGAAGCTCAAAAGTTTTACACTATCGAATTTGATATCGATTTATTAAAAGATTAGGAGGAAAAACCGAATGAATGAGATTAAATATCATTACGGTATTAAAAACGTTCACTATGCAGTAGTAACGGAGACAGTCGGACAGGACGGCTCTATTACTTCTACTTATGGAACCCCGAAGCCCCTCACAGGTGCGAAGAGTATTTCACTCGCTCCCCAGGGCGATACTCTTAACGAGTATGCAGATAATGGTATATGGGCGGTTCTTGGAGCAAACAACGGCTATCAGGGAGACTTAGTTCTTGAGAAGCTGACGGAAGACTTCGAAAAAGACGTTCTCGGAAAGCTCGAGGATGATAACGGCCTTATAGTCGAGGGAGCTACTCCGAAAGAGATTTATTTCGCTCTTCTCTTTGAGTTTGAGACCGATAAGAAGCAGAGACGTTTTTGTTTCTATAAATGCTCCGCTGCAAGAGTAACAGTAGATTCACAGACTAAAGAGGCTGGAATCACTTTAAGCCCCGTTACAGTTACGATCACAGCTATCCCGAGAGCTGACGAGACCGAAGTCGCTACGGGAGTAACTGACAATCTCGTTTACTCTTTCGCAGATAACGACTCGGCAAGCTGGACGAACTTCTTTACAGCAGTACCGGAGCCCACATTCTAAAAAGCAAAACTGCTATAAGTTTTCTTCTTTCAAAGCTGGGGGAGCGGGATCCCAAAATTCTCCGTATAAATTAACTATAAATAAAAGCCTTCACTTCGTTGAACTTTAACCCGCTCCCCTTCTTTATTCAATTAATGGATGATGTTCCACGTGGAACATATAGGAGGTAAAATGAAAAATTCACTACTTACAATCGGAGGAAAAGAGATCCCCGTCAATGGGGCTTACATCTTCTATCAGATATTCGAAGATGTTTTCGGGACTGACTTCTTCGCTCTCTTGACGGAGATATCAGAGCTTAAGAACCGACAGACTCAAATAACAGAGAAAAAAGAGCAGACCGAAGAGGATAAAAAAGAGGTCTTACACCTTAATCTTGCTATCCTGTCACTTATGAAGAAAACGAGTCAAAAGATGTTATTCGTTTTCAATCTATTAACGAAATCAGATTCGGAAGTATTCGAAGCAACGATCGAGAACTATTATTCATTCTTGAAAGAGTTCCCGCTTCGGGCTTTCAATACTGAGGAAGTAAACAATATATTTAACTACTATAACGACGTAAGCAAATCGGAGGTCGAATCAGCCGACCCCGACCAAACACCACGAGAAGAATGACGACGGCCCTC